TGCACTTGGCAGAGTTTGAATATTCTAGACAAGAAGCACAAGGACGGATCAGCTGTACTATCACTGGCTGAGTTCTTAGAAGGTGTAAGCACTATTATTGTCGACGAAGTACACCAAGCCAAAGCAGAAGTACTAAAGAATCTGCTCACTCGCAACCTACGTAATGCTCCTATTCGTTGGGGACTAACTGGTACAGTACCTAAAGAAAAGTTTGAGTTTGAAAGTATTCATGCTAGTCTAGGTCCTGTTATTGGACACATCAGTGCTAAGGAATTACAAGACAAAGGTGTACTAGCACAGTGTCATGTAAACATTTGTCAGCTAATGGATACTGTAGCACATACAGATTATCAAAGCGAACTAAAATATCTAGTAACCAATCAGGCAAGAATTGAATACATTGCAAAGCTAATGAACAATGTAAGGCAAGAAGGCAACACACTTATACTAGTGGACAGAATTAGCGCAGGCCAAATGCTTGCTGAACTAATACCAGGTAGCACGTTTGTAAGCGGTGCTATCAAAGTAAAAGACAGAAAGGAAACTTATGACACGATTCGAGAAGGCACGAATGAGGTTATCATCGCTACCTATGGGGTTGCGGCTGTTGGTCTCAATATACCTCGTATCTTTAATCTTGTGCTCCTTGAGCCTGGCAAGTCTTTTGTTCGGGTAATTCAATCTATTGGACGTGGTGTACGTAAAGCAAAAGACAAGGACTTTGTACAAATTTGGGATATCACTTCAACGTGCAAATTTGCAAAGAGACATTTAACACAACGTAAAAAATTCTATAAAGAAGCAGAGTATCCTTTCACTATAGAAAAAATCGATTGGAATTAAAATATATGCAAATACTAACATTAGAAAATAAAACGTTTCCGTTAAAACAAATACCAGACGAACTTGAAGACGAAGTTCGATTTGCTGTACTAGATAATTCGGATCCTAAAGAACCAGATTTCTTTTTTGTTCCTATGATTTTCTTAGAATCCTTTAGTGCGCCAGCGATGGTATTAGAAATAAACGGAAAAGAAATTATGATGCCAGTTGATTGGCACATTGCTGTTGGCGACTCAGAAGCAGGTAACGACTTAGAAGTACTACCATTAACTAGTATAAATGACAGAGGATTTGAAGCATTTTTGTTTAACCCACTAAGCAGCTTTAAGTTTGAATTTGGAGACATCAAAATTACAAACTTTTATTCGGACGTTAAGTGGTACTTTCCTAAAGTTAAAAACGGACAATTACTAGCAGTGCCAATTAGTGATGAACCAGAGTCACTGTGTGCATTTTTTATTAAAGATATCAGCAGACAAAGCGAAGTAATAGATTATACAAACTTACTATAGGAGAAAGGTGAGATGACAATGAAGGCAGGAAAGATTTGGGGACAGACTGAACTTATCCACGCAAATGGTGTACTTGAATTTCACCGCATTGAATACAAAGCTGGATACAAATGTTCAGAACACGAACATCGATACAAGTGGAATGGATTCTATGTAGAGTCAGGTAAGATGCTTGTACGTGTTTGGCAAGACGATCAAGGGTTAGTTGACGAAACTATTCTTGAAGCTGGCGACTTTACACAAGTCAAGCCCGGTAAGATTCATCAGTTCGAAGGACTAGAAGATGGTGTCGCTTTTGAACTTTACTGGGCTGAATTTAATCACGATGACATTGTTCGTCGCACTTCAGGAACGTCAGTTGGCTAAGCTATTGCCTGGCGAAGCATTGATATACGAACGTGCAGACGGTGTTGTGTACGCTCGCTATCGAGACCCTCCGCACAATACTATACCTCGTTGGATCATTGGTGGCGACCCAGCAGGTGTAGCAAGAGAGCAGGGCGACATATTATATTACAGTGACTGGCAAGATTTATGTAGACTATCTGAAGAACATCCTACATTAAAAAAGTTATTAGATCAATTAGTAACAATGTATTACATAGTAAAGGACGACAAATGAGAATTATCGCAGGCCCGTGCCAGCACGAGACATTAGAGCAGAGTATTGAGATTGCAGAAAAGTGTGCAAGAGTCTGTGGCAAGTACGGCATTGAATATTACTTCAAAGCCAGCTACGATAAAGCAAATCGTACTAGTGTAAACGGAGAAAGAGGCCAAGGTTTATTTACTACGTTATACGATTTTCAAACTATGAAAAAAGAAATACCAGGGTTAAAAACATTAACTGATGTACATACTTCTGAACAAGTTTCTACTATACGCAATCAGTTTAGAGATGCTGTAGATGTTCTACAGATTCCTGCGTTCTTGTGTAGACAAACAGATTTGATTACGTCAGCCTGCGACACAGGAATGATTGTGAATATTAAAAAAGGACAGTTCTTAGCACCTTGGGACGTTGCAGGAATACTAAGTAAGTGTGAAGACGCTAAAGAAGTTTGGATTACAGAGAGAGGAACTAGCTTTGGATATAATACTTTGGTTGTTGATTTCACCGGCCTTGACTATATGCTTAATAACTTTGATTGTCCTATTGTACTGGACGCCACGCACAGCGTACAAAAGCCAGGCGGCAACGGAAGTAGCAGCGGCGGGAATAGGGATTATGTTCCTGGCTTATCTCGTGCAGCTAGTGCTTTGGGGATTAGGAATTTCTTTTTAGAAGTTCATGCAGACCCTGATAATGCACCTAGCGACGGTCCTAACATGTTAAAACTAGAAAACTTTGAGGAGGTAGTACGTGACATCATCAGTCATTCTTATTCCCGCAAGGTATAGTAGTACACGCTTTCCTGGCAAGCCACTAGCACTATTACAAGGCATACCTATGGTACGTATGGTGTACGAACGTTGTCGCAAAGCAGCACAAGCACTTAACTGCGATGTACGGGTACTAACAGATGACATTCGTATTGCAGATAGATTTGCTCCACACGAAGTGTGGATAGATGAAACAGATTATCGCAATGGTACAGAACGCTGTGCAGGCTTTGCTAGTTCAAAGCAAGGCGAACAGTACGAACGTTTTATTAATGTTCAAGGCGATATGCCAGACATTACTACAGACATTATTAAGTACGTATATTATAATTTAAACGAATACGACATTACTACTGTGCATACAGAAATGGATCCTAAGTTACGAGAAGATCCCAATGCAGTAAAGATGATCGAAGGTGCAGGTATGGTGCTTTGGTGTGGTAGAGGATTTACCAAATACGGTAAGCATCACCTAGGCGTATACGGTTATGCTAAAGATGCACTGCTTCGTTATCCTAGTTTACCAGTGTCAGCAGAAGAAGACATTGAGCAACTAGAACAGTTGCGATGGCTCAAAAGTGGTTGCACTATTGGCACACAGAGTGTATACTTTAATGGTATAGAGATTAATTCACCCGAGGACGCTGACATATGGCACAACAAACACTTCCAGTAAAAGATATATTAGCAGCTATAGATATGGGTGCAACAAATGTTTGGGACGAACTAAGCGACGAAGAAAAGAAGCAAGTAAACTTTTGGTTGCTTAACAGATATGTTAGTAGCGTAAAAGGTAATCGTGAGAAGCAAGAACTTGCTGTGTTCAAAACAAATGAGTATTACAATAAGAATTGGAATGAGTTAGGTACACGCCATCCTAAACTACAATGGCAACTGTTATGCCAAACAGGCAACACTGGTAAGATTGAATTTCATCAATGGCTAGGATTTAAAAAGAAAACAGGAAACAACAACGCACACAAGCTACTTGAAAAAATTTATCCTAATATGAAACAAGACGAGATAGATTTACTTGCTAGATTATCTACAAAGAAGGAACTTAAACAACTAGCTGATGAGCACGGTATAGAAGGTATTAAACTTTAATGGATTTTAAACTAATAACTCTCCCCACATTCGGCATTCTTGAATCAAAGTTGGACCAAAAGCAGATAGACTTGTTAAAATCTTATATTCGAGAATCCGCTCCTGATGGTTATACGTTTGACGAAAATAGCGACCCTATTACTCATAGTTCAAACAATCAATGGAGTTTATTGGATGTTGACGGCCAATTCCAAAAAGAAGTTCTTATACCACTAGTAAGTGAATATGTTAACGCTTGGGGCCATCCGTATAACAAGAAAACAAGTTTAATTCACGACTATGTTATGAATAGATTTTGGGTTAGGATTACTACACCAGATCAGTATCAGAGCTTGCATGATCACCAAGGTGTGTTTAGTTTTATTATTTGGATTAATATTCCTACTGATTGGAGAGACGAAAGAGCTGCCGGAGAATTCAGTCATCCAGAAGCAAGTGATTTTCAGATTGCGTACACTGACACTATAGGCCGTGTCCAGAAGAAAAATTATTTGCTTGACAAATCTATGGAAGGCACTATAATTATATTTCCAAGTGATTTTAATCACTGTGTCTATCCAAGTTTTACAAGCGACAAGTTACGTATAAGTGTAGCAGGAGATATATCAATTGATTCCCTTAGACCTCTCAATGACTAAGTCTTTAGACAAACCGTACAAATGTGAATACTGCGGTAATGGATATATGCGAGAGAAGACTCTCGCAGCACACATGTGTGAAAAGAAAAGACGGTGGTTACAGAAAGACGAAAAGCGTGTACGGCTAGGGCTGTATGCGTTTCAACGCTTTTATAAATTAAG